ATTTCCAGATACGAAATCAGCGATATGATTTGCAGACAGATGGCCAATTTCCTTACCTATAGAATCGGTAATCATAACTTTGGAAAGTTTGTCACGAATGGAATTTGAAGTATCAACGTACTGGGCGGCGACCACTCTGCCAATCGCATCCTGATCCTGGTCATGATGAACCAGCATAGGTTTGCCATAGTTCTGAGTGAATGTACCAACTCCATCTTTCATCCGATCGGGAAGATACATACCATTATTGAGAGTGATGATTCCGGCATGGGTGGCAGCGATTTTTGCATAGATGCCATTGCCACTACCTGACTGGATGGACTGGATAGGCGCAGGAGGTATGACTCCACTTTCGAAATCTTTAATCTTTCCCTGGACATCAAGATTGACGCGCTCAGTGAAACGAATGAAGTCTTTCATCGACTATGCCTCGGCTTTCGCTACCAAATCACATTTGCAACCTGGGTGGTGAGGGGGAATGTTCCCTTCCCTTGCTAGGGTAATAGGAATTGAAGTTCCTGCAAGTGCTTGACAATCTTCACAAGCATCGTCCTGGGCTACAGTAGTAAGTTCCTGATATCCCGCATCTTCAAATCCATAGGCTTTCCCGGACATAAATGCTTGACGCTTTCTGTAATCCTCTATGAATCTGGTTCTGTACTGCAGAGTGTCAAATACTACATTTACCAACTCTGCATCACGTTGAGCATCGTATGTGAACCCAGCTTCGATACGTTTAACTGTGTCACTGACAAGCCTATTTACATCACCCTGAACTGCATCAGTAATGATTGACCTTGCAGTGCTCGCATGGATGGGAAAATTCACATTACCAGGAGAAAGTACATTCGAATAACCTGAATTAAATTCCAACATAGACAATGAAACTATCTCGGCAGAAGCATTGCCGAGTGCTGATCTCACTAATTTGTCCATCCATTCCATGCTAGTAACAGAGCCTTCACCGTTTAACATTCGTTGAGTCATATCTCCAGAAAGGCTAATCCATGCGCTTTCCAGGACTGCATCCATGCTCTTAACTGAAGCTTTTGCTGATTCTTTGCCCTTCTCTTTTGGTTTCCCTTTAGGCTTCTCTGGCTCAGATGATTTCTGCATCTCTTTCGTGGTTGCTTCACTTTCGTTAAGATCTCCTTTTGTGATCCCAAGTGAATTATCTTTAGCTGCTGCCTTCGCCGCAGGAGACCATGGTTCATCAATAGACTGTGCCAACACTTTCGGCATATCAAACAATTTGAAGTTGGTACGATTCCACTCCGGGAACTGATCTAATGTGTCCGTTCCATTCTCAACTTCTTCAGGTGTAGGAATACGAATAGGCTCGAGACCCATTCGGTTGCGTGTTTCATCCCATGTAGCTGTATTCTTCTGGAACTGATCGGCAGCATGAGATTCTTTTCTGATCTGCATTTCAAGATCGATTTCGCGAAACTGGAGTGTGCAGATATTCTCTGGAACTAATGGATCAAAATCGAACGATGCTTCGAGTAAGAGCTCTCTGATGATGTAGAAATTGAAGAATATCTCAAATACATCCTGGAAGTCCTTGACACTATCGATCAAATTCCTGGACATACTGTCTGCAGTTGATTTGTTGGTTGTATTGCCATCTCCAAAGTCAACGCTGGAAAGTCCTGTTCCTGCGAATACACGATGTTTGAAGTGGTTGAGATATTGCTCGGCATGGAGACTGCGGCCTTCTGCACCAATTGCCTTAATCTCATGTCTGTGAGAAGTGACGATACCGCCTTCTGACGGCATGTACTGAATTTCTTGCCTGACTACATCAATCTCATCTCGGCCAAGTTCGTCCTTCGCTGCGGGCATGTTGTCTGTTCCGACAATGTAATGAAACAGCGGAAACAGAAATTGGTAAATAAGCAATTCGATATTCTCTTCTATCTTGCGAAGAGCTCTTACATCATCAATGACAGGAACGATAGTTGGAGTACCGAAGATGAATCCATCTTTCTTATTGAAATAGATATGAACAACATCTTCTACCTTGAAGGACTTCGGTGGCTTGCCGTGAATCCTTTGTTCCCATGATACAGTCCTATTTCCTTTGATTACAGGAAACATCGTCTCTGCAGGTGCAGAGAAGTAAGCTGCAATCGGCTTCAGTGCTCGGCTTGTTCCAGGAAGAGTTCTTACCTTGCCGCCTGAAGATTGAACATCTCTAACCTTCACTAGGAATGCATTTGATTTCTGGATGAGAGAATTGCCTACTTCTCTCATTGTCAAAATGATAGGTTTCCCACTAGCATGTGATATCTGATCGAATCTCGCATTGACATATTTGATAACTTGGGGGTTCTTGCCAATGAAGTCCAAACCTTCCTTGAACATCAAGGCTAGTTTCTTGATGAAGCTCTGGTTGATGTAGCTATCGACATCTGCAATACGGGGAGGATCAGCTAAGTCATATTCTGCAGGAACAAGGACGCCTCGGCCTTTCTTGTTCGGATTGGAATAGTACTGAACAGCAGGTGTCTGATGAGGCTTAATCGTCCCAACAGACATTGAGGGGATAGGGATAGTTTTGATCTCGGGTTTCTTGTCAAGAATAGAAGATGTCATATATGTGCCTCAAGATCCTGATTAGTGCTTTTTCAACGGACAGTTATAAACAAAATACCCCTGTTTCGTGATTGTTTCAACAATGTGGACAATCGCAGGATCGAAGATTGGGTCACCAGTCAACTCTACTGTGCTACCAAGATCACCCCCTACAGCCTCCATTATCGCCAGATTGGCTTGTTCCAAATCCTTTTCATTCTCGCGAAAATGGATATTTCCTTCATCATCTGTCCATGTTGACCAACCTATCCCAGGAGGGAGATATTGTTGGATATTGGACAAATCTTTTTTGTCACAATCTTTTTCACCAGACATTACTTCGATAAGTGCAACTATGAACCCAACCATACGAGAAAGTTCAATCTTTACGAACAACGAAGCGATTAGGCTAACGTTGCCAGACATGTTCGCTCCGGTAAGTTTCATGAACTCCTCAAGTAATGTCATGAGGAACTTGCGAACCTCGTCTTTCCCTTCAGTCACAAAGCTTCCAAGCTTACGCAACATGCTTGTAGCTTCACCACCAATTCCTGCCAACTTGTGCATTTCTTCGCTGAGCTCATAGATGGAATCTTGCTTGATCGAGTCTATGTATTGTGATTGAAGGGTTTTGATTTCATCTCCAATTTTGCCCAACTTGTCTGATTCAGTTATTGATATCTTACTTTGTTCTACCTTTGCATTGGATAGTTTCGCACCAATCTCTGCAGTTTTCTTGGATGCCCCTGGGGCACTTTCATTGGTTTTGCTGCTCTGGCCGACTGGAACAGAAAAATTAATAAACGGCACTTCTGCAAACTGTCCATTCTGCAGTTCTGCAACTTTCTGGTCAGCTTGATTCATGAAATCAGTAAAATCTAATTTCCTGGTTACATCCTCAAGGCTCTTCACTACACAGTCAAGAGGGCCTGTGATGATTGCTACATACCCCATCAACAAATCAATAAACCCTGAAAGGAATGGAGTGAGAAGTGTTCCAAGCAGCCCAATGATGAGATCGAAGATACTTCCAATCTCGAAGGAGTTCTTACTCATTAAGGCCATCAGCACAGAAAGAATACGCTGCAAATCAGGAATACACACATATTCCTGGATCCATTTAAGAAATGCACACATATCAAACTGTTCCATGCCATGAAAGAACTTGAGCAATTCAGTTAGTTGCTGAAGCTGGTTGAGCATCATCTGAATTTGGTGCTCAAGGAAGGCTTCCAGGCCATGTTGCATCTTAGCGGGAGTGAGTTCTGCAAGCAGGTTTATACGATCTCCACAAGGGATACATTCACTATTGAAGATACCTTCAAAAGAGTTACCAAGGCTTTGATCTTTTTTGTCGTTGGGTACGAAATTGTGTTCAATGTCATCCAGGATATTGGTTTTGTCATTCTCGAAATCTGCAGACTCACCTGAAGTTCCATTTTTGAATGTGACAGCATCTGCACCTGTCAATTGAGACTCAAGGGAGAATGACTGGACTCTCATGTTGGTGAGCAATGGGGTCATTAATGCAAATACCGCAGACTCATCCGTAGAGTAAGCCATTCCGCGTTCGAAGGCTTTAATAATATTCTGACAATCTTGAAGTTCTAATGGCTTGAATGTCATTTGTCTGCCTTTGATTTTTCATACCCAATGACAGGAACACCCAAGTTGACCAATTCCTGAGCAGAATATCCATCTGGTGGAATCTCTGCCAATTGATCAGGCAATATTCCCTCCATTCCGGGAACTTGTTCAAATATAGGCAAGAGGAATTTACCCCATACCGCATTCACAAAAATACGAACAAGGTAGGCTTGAAGTTGATCTACATCAATAGGTTCAATTATTTGACCTTCCTTTTGTAGTTCTGGACGAAGTCCGCCATTTCTTGCTTCTGGGGTGCCTGCTTTCCCGAGTCCAGTGAACTCACTAAGACTCACACCATTTGACTCAATCTTCTGCTGGATGTCATTTAGCGATTCCGGGGTGATGGCAGTTCTCTGTCCTAGCTCTTCTCCTTTGCTCCTCATCCTTTCTTTGCAGGATTTGTATTGCTCGTATGTGATTACTGTTGGATCTATTGAATCATGACCAAACATTCGCTTCACGGAAGCGACTACAGCAGCATCCGTATTCTTGTCTAATTTTACTTCAGCTTCTGCAGCTTTCAGGTCTACCCGAGCCTGTATCGCAGTGGCAAGCGTATTGACCGACTTGGCCAAAGACTTGGCCTTGGTCTGTAAAGCAATCTGAGCATCATGCTTCGATTCTTCTATATAGGGGTCGATATCTCCAGGCTTTGCATCAGGTTCATCGTACACGATAGCTGGACGATACTCCAGAATGTCATTATCATTTGCCATAATTAACTTTCTGTAAATGTGACTTCAAGAGTTACCTTATGAAACGATTTGACAGACTCGCCTTCTGGTACCTCAATGCGAACCCAGAAGGGAAGATATGTAGTAGTATCTGAGATATTGGACATGGGAATGCTATTGCCATTTGGGATTAACACCCAAGAACCATCAGGAGGCTCAGGATCTCCTGATTGAAGTTTCCATCCATAGCCATTTCCGTCAACGATATTGTCTCCACCATCTACTGGTTGAATTGAAATTCCAGAATATGAATGAGCGGAATTATCATTCCGAAGAAACAATTTACGAAAAATGATATTTGCTTCCTGTGCTTCAGTCGAGACTGAGAATGGATAACTCAGAGAACCATCATCAGAAAAAGGGGAGCCATGGACAGGATTAGAATAGACATGGAGCATAATTACCTCAGAACATTGTTCTAGTTGGTTTCTTTACCCTAAAAGACCTTCTTACGGAAGAAGCTGGAGCAGGTTCGTCACGCATAAAGCCTGGCCACGCCCACAGTGCCGTAGTGTTGGTTGGAGCAACAAAAGGCTTGGACGGTTCGAGTATAGAACTATTTTCACCACTCAAGTTATCAGTACGCTGCATACTTGGCAATTTGTCATTCTTTTCTTTCACTCTACGTTTGATGAGCTCAAGCTGGTCAACACTTTCCAAATGTAGATTTTCTCCAAAATGCCCAGTGAATCCCATTGTGGAGACATACGTTGGACGAGAGAATGCTCCCTTCTCGATTGTGAACGCAACAATGGCAAGCATGAGAGCGTCAAGTGTATGATCTCCATGCTCGGGGTCAGCTTTGTATACTGGCCTTCCTGCGGTGGTGAGATGGTCGATAATGTATCCAACCAATTGACGAAACAGTTCTTCGTCACTAGCAGGAAATTTAATATCTTCATTTTCAAATCTACGTACAGCACTTTCAACCAAGAAAGGCTTAGAGTCTTTCATTATCTTCTGATGAGTGAATGGATCAAAAACTTCTACTTTACTTGAGAAGTCATACGCTTGGAGGATATCCTTGATTTTTGCATCTGGGTGATTGATTCCACGCTCAGGATCTAGCGAAGCGTCATAACTGAACTTATTAAGAATCTCTACCTGAGTACGACCATAACCAGCATCTACATAGATTGATTCAGGATGCCATTTGCGATTGACTTCTGCAATCCGGTTGCAAGCAGCCAATTGAGTCCAACCATCTCGTCTTACGATGTCTCGGTCCACAACTTTGAATTTGTTCTGAGCAGGATTGAATCCAAGCACAAGAATGGTCGTACCTATGGCCATTCCATTCCAATCTACGCCAATGGAATATGTCCAATCTGTCCTGAAGCGCATATCCGAATATTCGTAATCAGCTTGGGCTGTCTTGACATATCCAGCTTGAAAGACACCTTCCTCTCTGGAGCCAAATTCTGCAAGAATCTCATGTTCGTAACCTGCCTCAGTAAGCAAACCCTTGAACATCTTTTCTTTATTGGAATCCCACAATGGATTGACTTGACTTGGATAATGAAAATCTCTCCACATAGGATCGAAACAAGTGTCATAGAATCGTTCACGCCTACCAGTGGGTGTTGAACTCATCCATACTTTGGCGCTTGGAAAGTTGGTAACGATACTCATTGTTGCATCAATATCGGCAGCAGCCAGATAATCCGTTTCATCATACGCTAGCATGTGGCCATGCTGTCCACGAACAGACGCTGCATTTCCACCAGACCGAGTACCTGCAGTGAAGCCACTAATGGAAGAACCATTCTTTAATTCCATCGTAAAGTTGGGAGACTTAACATATCGCTGAATGCTGTTCTTAAGCACAGACGATTGATCAATAAGTTCTTCAATTCTTCCAAAGATTAATTCGATTTGGGACTGAAACGGTGTAATAAGGATTACACGAAATCCATCATTCTCTGACAATCCAGGTTTGGTGAACATATTGAATAAAATTTCGATAACAAGGGACTCAGTCTTACCTGCCTGGCGGCCGATGCGCGCTATCTTGTATTTAGAAGTACATCTCAGTAATTCAGCTTGATATGGACGATGGTAACGAGAATTACCTTCAATACTTTCTCCTGGATGTAAAGCTACCCAATCAAAAAATTCATTTGGATTCTTTCGCTTCCAGATCATTCCATCAGGATCTATGCAATGCCAATCAAGGTTAGCGGCGGCCCATGTTACTGGATCGACAAAACTTAATGCTGCAGTAGCCGCCTCCGAATCTAGTTCATCAACAATAGAGTTAAGGACCTCTTCACTTGGAACACCTTTGCAAGAAATGTCAAAAGTGTCTCCTTTCTTCAGGTCATGCTTTGCTTTGTACCGAAGAACGCAATGTCTACATTGTTGATTGCAAGATTTGAGGTTAAGAGGCATAAACTACCTTTCTTTCTGATCAGTATATTTATAAATTTCTTAATAAGCAGTATTGCTTAAATTTCCCAATCTTCTTGGTATGCTTCTTACTTGAGCCTTTATATTCGACTTAATTGGGTGCATTACATCATATCCAACTGCTTCCATCATTCTAGGATCAATAAATATTGCTCCTTGCGTGGCTTGGTTGCTTGCTGTGATCGCAAATGGTCCTTTTGAAGTTCCGAACGCACGTTGGGCAAATTGCTCTGAAGACATAGCAAGATGTTCTTTCCCTGTTGATTTAAGGGCCTGAGCCTGTCTCTTGTTTAGTCGCACAACTTGATTACTATTTGCGAATGCTTTAGCCTGCTTTGCGTATTCTGAATCATAAACAGTAAATCTTTGCTTCAAATTCAAATTTCCAAGTGTTTTTTTCATTTGTTCCATCCGACTTATAAACGGATGCACACTTTCTTCACCAACGACTCCTTCCATTCCAGCCTTGAGGTCTTTTACAAATGCTTCTCCCACTTCAGCCGTTCTGTTATTGATCACATTCCCAAGAGTTCTGAATGATTCTCCACCTTTTTCTGCACCTGTCTTTGCTCCTGCCCAGAGAGCTTCTAGCCCTTCCTTCTCTGACTTGAAGCCAGCCTCGATTCCGGTGCGAAGTCCAGAAGCAGCAATGCCTAATCCTGCACCTACAAGTGCAGACCCAAGTATGGAATCATCGTCTGAAACCGCTCCCCAGACAGCACCAGCAGTAGCACCAATGCCCATATTGGTTGCCAATGGAGATTTTGCGATATCATTACCGATAGAACCGAATAATTTCTCACCACTTGACAGAATTTCTTCTGCAGCCGTCTTTGCTGCACCAGACGCATCTCTTTTTACTGCGCCTGCTACGCCTTCGGCAAGATCAACGACTACAGATTTTCCAGCTCCCATAACTTCCTCCTAGAAGTACGAACTATGCATAAGCATAGCTTCATTGCCTAATGCCATTCTCCCATTCAAGTGGGTATTCTGCAATGCCATCATGGCTCTTTGTCGAGAAGTGAATGCTCCTGCAGAGAAGACACTGTCTCCAGTTGCGAATTCAAGATTGCGTAATCGTTTCTCTTTGCTGATAGCAGTTTCGCCTAATGCGTAACCAGCTACACCAGCAGCAGCAAGACCAGCAGTTCCCCACATCAGAGACCCCCCTAGAACCGCCGTACCGACTTCCCATGCAGCGAAGGTAGCAATATTCTCAGCACCACCCACTGCTGCTCCCATTAGCCCGCCCTTCTTATATCCTGCATGAACATCGTAAGCAAAGAATGCCATACCAATAGCAGAACCAAACATCTTACCTGCGGTGAATCTCAGTGCCTTCTTGGAAGCTACCTTTTCTGCTGCTGCTTTTGCTCCGACAGGCTGGACAGTGTGAGTGAATATGTCATCTGCTTCTGCATTGAGTAAATCAAACGCATCTCCTCCATCGATTGGCATTTTACCAAGAACATGGGTTCCTTGCGCTGTTTTCGAGAGCTCTTCCTTTAAGACTCTGTTGTACTCCATTTTGTACCCTTTGAGTCCGGCCCAGCCGAAACTTCTTCCAGGGTCACCATGGAAAGCTGGTTTAGGATCTCCTTCAAGGTAGCCAAAAGTAAATCCAAGTGACTGAGCACCACCAGCAAGGGCAATCTTACCTAATCTTGTTTCAGCAAAATGCATTCCTGTATTTCTTACTGCCGATGCAGCGCCAAAGATATCTCCTGGGACTTGGGTCATGAAGTCACGAGCAGAATTGTACAGTTTACCGGCTCTTGCTCTTGTTCCTGGGCTGATGAACTCACGAGGTAGCCCGTTACTCCCTACGTCTCTTGCTTGAACCATTAGTGCCTCCCTGCGTGCAAACCCTGAACTAGATTGACTGTACTATTCTCGAATCCTTGACGAACAGTATCTGCCATTTGAGGTGCAGTTCCAACTCTGCCCATTGGGGCTACGGTAGAGAATTGCATACTTGCTGCCATCTGTGCCTGTTGTGAGTAATCCACATTGACTCTATCTCCTGACAAAGTTGGAGAGTTGTAGACATCCTGGCCGCCATGAGGTGTGAAAGACTGGGAATACGACCAACCTGCATACATCGGGACACCTGCCGCCATCGCAGCTCCTGGATGATCGAGAAATCGCTTCCACAGAAATGCAGTAGATTTCTTAGCTAGATTTGCTGTCCCTACTCCAAGTCTCGCAGAGTTAAGTCCAACAGTCGCACCTGCATTGAAAATATCTTTTCCTGCGAAGTAGGTCCATGCGCGAACATGAGCTCCAGTTGAACTCATGCTTGGATTCTTCTCCATTAGCTTTTCTGCAGTGAGTCCTATTTGTTTGACTTACCGATTAGTGACAAAACGTGTTCCTGATGCACCAACTCCGAGCACGCCACCAAGGAGTGCTCCCCTGGCTGCTCCTGTAGCAACAGATTCGATCCTGTTGTTCAGTGACATATCCGAACCGCTGAAGGCTCCAGCAGCGGCACCCATTCCAGCACCAACTACAACTTGAGGAAGAATGTATTTATTCGAAGCAGTCTTCCACGCAGTCTTGCCTGCGAACTTGCCTGCCTTGAGCAATGCTTTGCCTATACCAAATCCACTCTCAACAACGCTCATTGATGTCTCCTGTGTCCGCGTCCACCGTCTTTGGCTGTCTTGAAGAGAATAGCAGATGTTTGCCTATGCGCATTTGCTTGCTGTACTTTCTTCTGCTTTTTCTTCTTGTATGTCTTTCTTAACTTGGAGCCAAATGTGCGAGCCTGGGCCAGTTCTCTTTCAGATAATGCACCTGTCTGGCTTCCCATGTCATGCAGGAATGTCGAATAGGCACCAACGTAGAGGTTGGATGCCATCTTGTCCTGTCTGGTCAGTGTATTGTGGGTGATGTCCTGACCGATGATGCCAGTAACGACCTGAGAAGCTTGATACCTCTTCAGTGCCCACATTCCTTTCTTTCCCTGGAATGCTTGCTGTTCTGCTGCTGCAATTGCTTTTCTGTTTATAAGGTCATCACTTGAGCTGCCGAAGGGGAGAGCAGAGACCATCCCCTGCCTGACTTCTTCAATGTTCAGATTCTTGTTACCGCTGGTTAGCGCACCAAGGTAACGGCCATATGTTTTTCTTCCGGTACTGACAACAAGCCCTAACTCAGTAGAGCTTGCTATCATTTGTTTCAGTTTACTTGAACCTTTTTCCCCATATGGCTGGTTCTGCCACATACGGATAGAAGCAAGAGGATCTCCAGCATGTCCTGCTGTTTCTGGAGCGTCAATACCTGCAGAACGAATAGTAATGCCACCAGTGCCAAGCATTTGCTTGATCCTGCCTGACATGTTCTTGTGGTAGAGGACCAGGGTATCTGCATCGTCTACATCAATATGAAATTGTTTCAGATTGACATATCGCAGATCTTTCTGTCTTGCATTGATCCCTTCAATGGTTGCCAAGTCTCTTGCAGTGAAGTCTGATTCTTCAAACTCACCAAGTGTTGCTTGCTCTTTTGTCTGCTTCTGCTGGATGTCCTGGATGAAGCTTTTTCGTTCTGATGGATTGTCCCAGGTGTCTCGCCTGAATGAAGTAATTTCCCCGGGAAGATTAACACCCACTAGAGAAGTAGGCATTCCTTTGTATCCAGAACCGAAATCTGTATTCTTCTTACGACGAGAGGACGCCATTCCCTTTTCGGTCAGACCCTCTATCTTGTTATGTGCCTCATTCGCAGCAGAAACAGGATTTGCAGGCCTATTGGCCTTCAGGGCTGCCTTGGGTCCAAGAAGAGGCTTGCGTCGATTTAAGACACCTCTACCGCCCGTGAATTCCTCTTCTTCGAGTCCTCCTACTGCTTTAGGTGAAACATCAGATTTTATTTCTGATTTAAGTCCTTTCAGCCTATCTGCCCAATCGTCTTCCGCTAATTTCTTGGGTGAGGCGAAAGATGGTCTTTTTGGGTTCTCTGCAACAAAATGACTTCCAATCGGTGAACCATTTGCATTTTTCGCAAGCACTCTAGAATCAATATTATCTTGCCAAACCCCCAACGACTCAAGAAATGAGACAACTTTACTATTTTCTGCACTTGTTGCGTCACTTCTTGGAATCTGGCCCAATTTTGCATCAACTTTGGCCTTCGCTTCAGCTACCTTGGCGTTTAGTGTGCCTTTCTGCAGATAGCCTACATTTTCTCCTATCTGCAAATCGATACCTGTTTGAATATTTCCAATTTCATCTTCAACACTAAGCTCTATAGGCGCGACATTGTTCTCAGCCTTTATAGCTTCTGCCATCTGCGCCCTAACATCAGAGGGTAAATCGCTAGGGATATCAGATAGTCCACTTGCTGATTTTGCCTGGAATCTTTCCCCTGGAGCTCTTGCAGCATCCTCGTAGAGACGCTGGAAATCCCAAGCTTTTTGAGCCTCTCCAACATTGGACACAGGCCCCAGCATTCCACCTTCCATGGTCCTAACTGGTTGCTTGCTTAGGTAATCAGAGAAACCAAAGTCAATCGCAGCAACTTGGCCTTTGTCCGTGACCATGAAGTTATTGACCCAGGCATCGCCGTGGTACACGCCTGATTCGTGCATCTTGTCTAGGAGCGTTTTCGCGGCTCTGACGTGAGTATCCCTATGCTCAAGTGGTGACTTGAGGATGGTAGTACCGGATATGAGTTCCATATCCATATGGCCAGACTCAGCATTCTTTAGATTGCCATATCCGTAGACAGTAGGAGAGAATGAATCCTTGAATCTATTCCCAATCTCTACTTCATTAGGGGTAATGTATCCTCGTTTACGTGCGAACTGGAAGGAATGTTCTCCAATGGAACCTTCCATCTTGTAGACATGACCAGCAGCACCCTCAGCAAGCGAACTAACCTCAGTAGCATTCTTCAATGCATCCTTAAATAGACTTGATTTTAGTAGGGCATCATACGCAGATTCCTCAGCTAACCTGGGAATACTGTGGGCCTTAACGATGTCTGCAGCCACTCCACGAAGAGCATCCCACCCGGAACCAAACTCAGTATTTTTCTTTCTGAGAATTCCGGCAATTCCTCCATGCCGAAGACCCTCAATAGTATTGTAGGCATCATCTCTACCAGGGAATTGACCAGAATTGAGAACAGAGTTTGTGTATTCCTGCAGTACCGGGCTGTGAGTATGTCTCCCCTGGACATTCTGCAGCAGGGCATTGATGTCCTCATGCCCAGGAAGCCTGCCAACAAATTCCCCTCCTGCGTATCCTTCATGACTCAGAATCGAACTGGTACTTATCTGCGTAGATTTGTACAATGCTTCATGCCAAGAAGCAGTAATTGGGGAAATGATTTCAGCAGATACCGCATCCTTTGGAGAATATCCAGCTTCTCGCCAGATGGAAGGCTCTAATTCGTAGATACTCTTCCCAATTCCCTTGCCTCTGAGATGCTTCGCTACTGTGAGTGATTCAGTCTCTACACCACTACCGAACATACGAGCGATTTCAAGGACAGCATTGCCTTTCGCATCACTGAGCGTCATGTCCAGATAATGTTCACCTTCTCCTGCGACAATATTGGATGAATACTTGAGATCCTTCGAGAAGTCCTTGAATAGCTCTGGAAGTAGCTTCTTGTAGAGCTCATCTGCCCTTCTAACAGCTTTCCCCAGGTCAACAGGACTGCCGAAGTCTGTATTCTGCTTTCTGAGTGCTGCTGCCATTCCTCCATGTGGCAGACCTTCTGATGTATTGTATTTCTCATCTCTGCCGGAGAAGAGTCTCCAGGGGCGAAGGACAGTTAGCACGGCCAGGCCAGCGAATAGTGGTGCGTGCTTCCTGACAGTAGACTCACTGCGCCTGGCAATCGATCCGAGCAGAGATCTCTCTTCTTTTTCCAGTCCGACTTCCACACCCTTGAATAAACTGGAAATCTGACCATTCTCGTGCTCAATTGACTCAGTCAGTACCTTCGTTACAAGTGACTTCTCTTCCTGAAGTCCCTCACCAGCAATTAACTTATTGAATGCCTTCTGGTAGTCACTGGTACTCTCCTTGACTCTATCCGCAATCCTGGAGGAGAATTCAGAAGACAGGCCACTGAAATGCTCTAATCCAGTCGATTCCTGCTTGGTAATAAAGGATGCTGCCTCAAGGAATCTATTACCCTCAGTCCTTCCAGTAGATATTGCCTTATTCACTGCATGAGAGAGGGTAATCTCACGCAAGTAAGCACCGAATTTTTCTCTACTCAGCTTTCCGGCATCCTCAAACAGACCTAGCGTACCAGTATCAATACGCCTAGTGAGCTTCATTAATGCAGTAACATCAGCACTAGCCTCGTGAGCTGCGTATCCCTTCCCAAATATCTGCTTGTGAAGTAATTCCTGCTTCCAACCAATGGTCTGAATGCCAGATTTAGCTACCTCACTGGCGACTTCCCTGGATGAGACATTAACAGGCAATCCTTGTCTGATTCCCCAGACCTTACGATTGAATGCCTTCGCTCCCTCAAGTATCTCCTCTGGTACAGCAGATTCCATTCCCAGGGACTTGGCAGCAGTCAGGAACTCCTGATTGGCGAGAACCATTGCTTCTCGACCAACATCCCTGATATTCAACCTACTGAATGCTCTCCTGAGTGGAACATTGTGCTTCTCACCTGCAGAGACGAGCATTGGAATGTCAAATCCAACTGCACCCCTCTCTCCCTGGGCAACACTCCTGGATCCAATATTCCAGCCAATTACTTCAGTACCCTTCTTCAACTTGGAGAGTTCCCTGTGGAACTGGCGAAGGACTGATTTTTCTGAGTAGAGTGGACGATTATCTTTAATTGGTTCCCAGACGTGATTCTCTGACCATTTACCTAGATATGACCCCTCAGTAGGGTAACCATAGACAGATCCCCTTGATTTCCTGTTACGTGCCCATGCAATGGACAGAACAGAGTTGTCTGAAGCGCGGAGTCCTCCCGCTTCAATATCGAAATAGAAACGATTACTCATCAAATAGACTTTCTGGAGTCTCTATGTCTTCTTCAGGGGCAATGGATGTTAGTCTCCTTGCAAGTGCATCAAGCTTGGACTTGACCTTGCTCATCTTGGCAGAAGTATCACCACTGTCCTTCTCCTTCAGAGCTGCCTGCTTCTTGTACTTCTCCTGTCTGTCACCAACCATTAACTTGATTATCTTACTCTTCCGATTCTGGAATCGCTCCATCTGGTCCAAATACGGAGATATCTGCTTCTGGACAATGGGTCTACCATCTGTGGTGACTCCAACTGCCTGCTCAGTGACTAATTCTGCATTCTCGGGCCTGGCAATGATCTGCTTCAACCGAATCAGGTAGATATCTATTTCTGCTAATTCATTCACATATCCAACCTCAGTCCAGTTCTCTGGATCAATGGAGAATTCATTAGCGTATCTGCGTGTGTATTCCTTGATTAGTTGACCCTCAATTGGGCATACCTTCAGGACCGGCGCGCGACCTGCCCTCTGAAGGGGACAAGAAGATGCAAATGGACACTTATCTCCTGCACAATAGAGAGGAACAACAGCAGCACCACCAGTACTAAGTCTACTTAGATGGTTGTACAGTCGCCTTGCATCGGATGGAGTAAGGTAGATGTCATCATAATCATCCAGATCATAGTCAAGGAACTTGAAATACTGACTTTTTGTTAGTGTGCCGTCTTTAGATACTGCAAATCCACCAAGTGAGACTTTCTCTGCTCCAACTCTTCGATCTGCAATTTCAGGGAGATTCTCAAGTGTATCTTTATCCATTGGTGACTCCTCCTATTAAGTATGTTCAAGAACACCTCATTCTGCAAGCATAGGACATATTTCTAGCGCCTCCAGGGTAAAAGGTAGGGGTAGGCAAGGGGTAAGGTGTGTAAACGGCTAATTTAGGGCAAATTGAGAATATTTTATTTGGAGAAGAACCCTTATAGGGCTATTTTGAGAATATTTTATGAAGGAGAAAATCCTTTATGGAAGAAAATTGAAGATATTTTACGAAGGTGGGTAATTTGAGTAATTGAGTAGGAAGGGGACCCATTCCATTTTGACCCCCGGGTCCCCTATTGTGGTTAGCTCTTGGATGAGTTAGCTGCACCGCTCTCTTCTCTTGCAGTGTCTGATGGTGTTAGGACATTGCAATGATTCAACACTCGTGAGGATTGCTCTGTGTCCTCCCTTTGATTCTGTGTGATTCTGCACAGTATTCATTGAGTGATATCAGAGCGAAGAAGGGAGAAGTCATGGATTACGTCCTGCTTCTTCTCACGACGGCTCTGTTGCTGTCGGTCATGTTCGGTGACCGAGAGCAGCAGAGCCACCGCCAGGACGGTCACTTCGTGGCCATCTTGGCGGTGATCGTGGTCGTATTCTTCGGCGTGGTGTTCACGCTGTAGGATACGATCACTGCCCACCTGAGTACGTGGGTCACCAACTGCTCCACACTGGTGTTCACTAGTGTGCTTGTCTCTTTAGGGCACTCGCCCTCCCCTTGCACCTCCTGGTGTGAGGGGTTCTTTTTAATGAGTGAGTAGTCCAGCTCACCACTCTCCTGTGCCTGAGAGCACTAGGGCAGGGAGAGTATGTTAACAGTGTGCTAGGAGAAAAGTATGAATAATACTTTGATCTTCCCGGTGGAGACACCGGAAGAGATCCTCCGCTCTCGTGCCCGCAGGGCACGGGAGAGGGCGGAGGCGGCGTGGGCAGTAGTGCCCACCGCCTCCGTCTCTCCTGTCAGCAGGCAGGTGGCTACATTCGTAGCCGCCTCCCTGCTGAGGGAGGCGGAGGATCTCGAGAGGAAGGCTAGGCTACTGTCCTGGTAGCCTGTCCTCCTCTCCCCACCTGGGTACGTGGGTTACCAACTGCCCCTGTGTGTGCACCTAAGCATGCACAGCCTGCCTCTCATGGGATAACCATCCCACCCCTATGCCTTCTGGTATGGGGGTTCTTTTTTTAGTGAGTAAGCGCAGTTACTCTACCCCTCCCCTCATAGGGGGTTAGCTACCTATGCACTGCGTATGCATGGGGGTTCATGGACCAGCTCATGTCCTTAAACGGAGACTAAATTCCATGGGAAGTACATGGAGGCGACTTTGTCCAAGCTGTCATACGGACAAGGCTATGGCTGAGAAGGTAGCAATAGAGCTGCCGGATTGGCCGGTTCTCGCCTAGAGGAGAACCACGGGATAATCACATCCCCATGAATCTAAGGAGTAACTATGTTGCTGTCTTTGATTCTCGCCATCCTGGCAGTCGCTATTGCGGCTGCCGTGGTGGCAGTCGCCGCCCCCCAGGGGCTGCTTAGTGCCCTTCGGGGCGCAAGCGCCCCTATCGGGGCATTCTTGGTGAACGGGAGCTCAGTGCTCCCGTCTCACCGTCACCTTAATCGCGCCACTCGGCGCGTCATTGCCGCCAACTGGCGGCGAGTGGCGCGCCGTGCGGCGCGTCGTCTCCGCACTGCGGCATGGGCTGAAGAGCTCAACCGCCGTGCGGCGGCGGACCGGGGCAAATCTGCCCCAAACCAAGCCACGGTGGTTCCCGTGGCGACTGCCGAGCAGGTCGCGTATGCGGCCGCTCGGTCTCATGTCGCTCGCATCGCGGCACGGGAGCGTAATGCTTCCCGTCGCCGC